TTATCTAGGATGTTAAATGAATCTGGATATGAAGTTTATGGCTTAGATCTTAACTTACCTGAATATAGTTTATATAATCATTATCAACTAGACATTGATCTTAGACTAACTGGGTATTTTACTAAGTTTGACTGTATAGTACATTTAGCAGCACTAGTACAAGTAGGTGAGTCTAAACGCTCTCCTTATGAATACTACACTACTAATACTATGGGTACAGTTAGAGTATTAGGTATACCTCACGATAATTTTATATTTGCTAGTACTGGTTGTGCTCCTGCTTGTGAGAGCCCTTATGCAATTAGTAAATTAGCAGCCGAACAGTGCATAGAGCAATTAGCCCCTAAAGATTACACTATATTTAGATTCTATAATGTTATAGGCACTTCTGGTTTTGCATCTACAAACCCAGACGGATTAATGTCACAATTAGTTAAAGCTAAACAGACTGGTAAATTTACTATTTATGGCACTGATTACAATACTAAAGACGGTACCGCTGTACGTGACTATGTACATGTCGACGAGATATGCAAGGCAATAGCACTAGCCATTGAGACACCGGCTAATGCCATAGAGAATTTAGGGCACGGACATGGATATACAGTTAAGGAAATAGTTGATCAATTTCAATTTACTAATAGCTGTAATTTTGAAGTACTATCAGGTCCACGTAGACAAGGTGATTTAGAGAGCTCAGTATTAGATAAGCCTTCACAATACATGAAGAAACTCTACGATATAAATGAACTTTTAGCTATCTAGGAATAAAAATTTATATATTGACTTATACTTCCTATCATGCTATAATAGGAGCAATTAAAAGGTACATAATAAATTTATGGCAAAAAATACTGGTAACAAACGTATCCCGGTTAAACACGTTAGAGATAAAGCTAAAGCAGCTTATCAAAAGCAGGACCACTGCTATGTGTGTGGTACTGATCAAGATTTAGAACTGCATCACTTTCACTCTATTACAATCTTGCTCGAAAATTGGGCTAGAGTAAAGCAGTATGATATTTCTACTGACGATGGAATATTGGCAGTAAGAGACGAGTTTATAGCAGAGCATCGAATTGAGCTTTATGAGCTAGTAAGAACTTTGTGTAATAGGCATCATGTTAACTTACATAAGATATTTGGTAAAGCCCCCCTACCTAACTCTGTTGAACGTCAAGTTCGATGGGTTGATATACAAAGGGATAAACATCAAGGTAAAGAAGTCACTACTAAAATTACTACAGGTTCGTTTTTTGGCGCCTTTACATAAGGTAACAAAATATGGCATGGTATAATAATCTAGGTAGCTGGGTTAGAGAAAAGCTAAACCCCGCACAAGAAATTATTCGAAGAGAACAAGGCGTAAACATTGGCTCAGCAGCTGCTTTCAGCTACAGAGTTGCCTTTCAAAAACTAGAAGCAGTTAATAGAGGTACTAGCATGTTAGTTAGTGCTTGCGCTAGTTTAGATTATGATGTTAAGAACAAACTAAGCACTGATGTAGTATCAGGAATTAGACAAAAGACACTATTAAATTTATTAAATTACAACCCTAACCCATTTCAGTCAGCTCAAGAATTTAGAACAGCTATATTTTCAGATTTAGTTCTTGATGGTAATATATTTATGTATTATGATGGAGCACACCTCTATCACTTACCAGCTACTAATGTACAGATACAACCAGACGAAAAAACCTTTATAAAAAGTTATACTTATAATAATTCTATAACTTTTAAACCAACAGAAATTATACATATTAAAGACTTAAATAGTGAGTCCATATATCGTGGATCTAGTAGATTAGAGTCTTGCTCTAGATCTATGCAGATTATGTATAAAATGCAAAATTTCCAAGACTCCTTTTTTGAAAATGGAGCAATACCAGGAATAGTGCTAACAAGTGAAAATACACTTAGTGCACAAGCAAAAGAGAAAACTATACAAAACTGGACTGCAAAATATAATCCAAAAAATGGGGCCAAGCGTCCTATGATTCTGGATAGTGGACTAAAACCTTCTAATCTATTAAACACTAGTTTCCAAGAAATGGATTTTGATACTTCTATTAAGTCTCATGATTCAAAAATCTTAAAAGCAATCGGAGTCCCTCCTATTCTTTTAGACGGTGGAAATAACGCAAATATATCGCCCAATTTAAGATTATTTTACTTAGAAACAGTTATGCCTGCAATACGTAGGTACACTTCTGCCCTAGAAAGATACTTCGGCTACGATATAGATGCAATAACGTCTAATGTTAGCAGTTTACAGCCAGAATTAAAAGACATAGCAACCTACCACTCCACATTAGTTAATGCAGGAATACTGACACCTAATGAGGCTCGTGTAGAATTACGCTACGATAAGATTGCAGGTATGGACGAGATTAGAATCCCAGCTAATATAGCAGGTTCTGCGGTCGATCCTTCGCAAGGTGGGGCCCCTACTAAAGACAGTATGGGCAATTAATAAGGAGTCATATGGATAAAAATAAAGTATTATATGTAAATAGTACTTTTACTAAAGCTGCTCCTGCAAACAATGAACCAGCGGATTCTATTTATATTGAAGGGTATGCAAGTACCACAGATGTAGATAGGCAAGGGGATATAGTTCCTGCCAGCGTTTGGGAAGCAGGACTTAAAAATTACCTCAGAAATCCTATCATATTAGCACAGCATGATCATGACGATCCTGTTGGACGTATGGTACAACATAGGATTGATGGCAGTGGTTTATGGATTAAAGCTAGAATTTCAGCGGCAGCTGAAATTTATAATTTAGTAAAAGATGGGGTTTTAACCGCATTTAGCGTTGGATTCAGAGTACTCGATGCTGAATATAATGCTGCAACCGAGTTATTTGTTATCAAGAAACTAGAACTAGTGGAAATTTCCGTAGTTTCAGTACCTGCTAATCAAAATACTCTATTTAGTTTGTCTAAGGCATTTAACGATGCTGATGAGTATAATCAATTTAAATCGCAGTTTGCACCCAAAAGCGAATCAGCTAAAGGGCTAGAATCCTCAACGGAAGCAAACGGCATATCACAAAAGGAATGGAAAATGAATCCAGAAGAAATCAAACAAATGGTTGCAGACGCAGCTAGAGCCGCAGTTGAACAAACAACTAAAGCAATGCAAGATGCAGCATCAGCTCAAGCCGAAACTGAGCGCTCAAAAGCAGCTGAAGAAGCCTCCCTAGAAGCACGTATTAACGCCCGCGTTAAGTCAGCCCTAGAAGCCGCTACTCCAGCAGTAGTTCAATCCGGCGAGTCAGGTGCAGAGCGCCTATTAGCTGAAGTTGAAAAACGTTTCGAAGAGCAGTCACAAACAACAAAGCAAGTATTAGACAGCCTACAATCAGCTCTAGCTGAAAAGTCTGCCGAAATCGCAGCTATCCAAAAGTCAAAAATGGCTTTCTCAGATAAGTCTGGTGCTGACGGTGTTACTTACCAAGAAAAAGAGCAAGCAGTTATGCTTTCTACTATTATGGGTAAGTCACTGGACCAAACTAAGTATGGACGCGCACTACTAGAGAAGTCTAGTGTAGCTCACGTTCCAGGTGCTACACCATGGGAAAATGAAGTACAATTAACAATGGAAGATGCACTACGTCGTAGACTAGTTATCGCTCCTATGTTCCGTCAAATCCCAATGAAAACCAATGTATTAAGTATCCCTGTAAATCCTGAAGTTGGATCTGCAAGCTGGGTTACAACATTCAGTGGTGGAACTGCCCTAGAATCAGGTTCTGGCGGATCAGCGGTTGCTCACAAGCTAGCTGAAGTTACTCTAAATGCCTACAAAGTAGCGACAAAAGAGTATGTTGGATACGAAGAAGAAGAAGATTCTTTATTAATTCTTCTACCTATGATTCGTGATGCTATGGTTCGTCGTTGCGCTAAAGCAATCGATGGTGCCCTACTAACAGGTGACGGATCTACAGTACCTATCAGTGGCTTATCAAACCGTGCAGGTACTTCAGGTACTAATGCAGCCCTACTACAAACAGCTGCCAATGGTGCTGTAAGTATTGCTAAACTACGTGGACTACGTGCTCAATTAGGCAACTATGGTATCGATCCAGCTGACGTAGCATACATCGTTAATAACGATACATACTACGATCTATTAGAAGATACAACATTCATGACAATGGAAAAAGTTGGTCCTTTAGCTACTGTTATCACTGGTCAAGTTGGTATGATTGCTGGTTCCCCAGTTATCGCCACAGGAGAACTAGCTGCCAAAGCTACTGGTGCTGTCACTGCATTGACTAACATTGCTGCTCTTGCAGTTTATGTTCCTAACTTCTTAGTCGGTGCTCAACGCGGTCTACGCATTGACACACAAGAGTTAGCAGCTGAACAAGCCCGTGTAATGGTTGCTTCTATGCGCGTTGGAATGGCTCAAATTACAGCCAGCCAAGGTGTTAAAGCCCTTCGTTGGACAGCTTAATTTATTAAGCAAGACAGGACTCAGGTCCTGTCTTTTACATATCTTGCTAGTCAGGATATGTAAAAGACAAAAGGAAATATTATGGCCAATCTAGTAACCAAAGCAGAATATAAAGCTTATGCTGGTATATCTAGTACTACGCAAGATAATTTAATTGACTTCTTAATTCCAAAAATATCTGATGCTGTAAGAGGCTTCTGCAGAAATCCACTAATAGATACCCAAGAGAGTGTCATAGAAATATTTGATGGAGGTAATCCAGTATTAGTACCCTCTAGCGGACCAGTAGGAGCAATTGCTTCTGTACAGTACTCCACTGACTACGGCAAAATATATACAGACATGGTTCAATATATAGACTGGATCTATGTACAAAAAGAACAAGTAATAAAATGTGTATATAGCGACGTATTTCAGCTTAGACCAGCAGGTTATAGAGTAACTTATACAGCCGGATATGATGGATGCCCTGAAGGATTAAAGCTAGGAGTACTAGAGTTTATTAACTACTATATGCGACATGAAAGTACAGTTCACTCAAATTCAGCCCCTGGCGGTAGTGGTGGACAAATAGAATATATAATGCACAGTAAACTACCAGCAGCAATACAGCGTATCTTTGACCAGTATGCGTTAACGGTAAATTAATATGTCAATAGCGGAATTTAGTCAAACTCTAAGAGATAGAATTTTTAGTAAGTTTAATCAGATTAAAACAAGAAATTTAAGAGACGACTATTCTAAATTAGTAGAATCTGAAAAATTTCGTAAAAAGTATGAAGCCGCTAAATTAGGTGCCTCTTCAGTAATTACTGAAGGCTCTTTAAATAAGTTAATAAGTGATTTAAATAAAGATATAGAAAACGATACTTTAAGATCAGCTACACAAAAATTCTTAAAAAGCATATCTTTACCAAGATTTATAAACTATATACAAAGCACTACTTATTATGATAAACTAGTGACAAGAATTCCAGGAGAATTTAGGCTAGAAGCAGTACCGCAAGATACCTTACGCAAATTATTTATAGAGTATATAGAAATAGAGTTAAGCACTTTTGGATTACCTCATGCAACTGAGGTAGCAGTATATGAACATATTAATCATCATATACAGTCAGGACATTTAGCAGGAGTTTTCTCCCTACGTCTTAAAGAAGCACTATTTTTAAATGTAACAGATACAGGCACAGGATATAGAGATTTTAAGCTAGATCTAGGCGAGGGAGTCGATAAAACCTCTATAGATACCTTAGAAAGAATAATGAAAGTAGTACTAGATGCAGACTACTTAACCAGTAATATTGTAGACAGAGAGAGTATATTTGCAAGGGCAACTAAAACTGTCTTAGGTAATAGACCTCACTTAGAAGTAGAACTACAGTATAAAAGAGATAATGAAGAAGCCGGTAAATTACTGGCAACTACTGGTAAATATTTAAATGATTTAATTAAAACTATATCTTCAAAAACTGGAAGATCAGATAAAGATGCTACTGATAGTTTTAAAAAACTAATAATTAGCTTAAAACCTTTAACTGAAGTAGTTATAGCTAAAGCAGCAGAACTACAAAGTACACCTTCTAGCAGAGATTTAGCTAATTTAATAGCTGGAGACGCAAGAGCCTTAAATCAGTTAGCAAGCTCTTTAGTAAATACTAAAGGATCGCCTTCTTTAAAAGAATCAATTAGTAAAAATATAGCAAGTATAATAAAAACTGGAAAAACTTTAGAAGCAGTTACTACAAAAGTAACTGAAAAAGTATCAAAGACCAGTAAAGATAAAGACGTTGAAGCTTTAAATAAAACTTTTAAACAAGTAGGTAAAGCACTTAAGCAAGTACATGCTCAAATAAGTAAGCATAATAAAATATCTGGAACTAAAGCAGTATCAGCTACACAGCCATCTGCTGCACTACAGCGTATGCCTTCTATGACCTCTTTGCAGGCATATATTAACGAGAATTTACAAAGTGTAATTTCAGCTAATATGGGTGGAGGCACAGAGCATAGTATTTTAAATTATCGTACAGGAAGATTTGCTGAATCTGCTAAAGTAACAGCAGTTTCACAAAGTAGACAAGGTTTAATAACTGCTTTTTACACTTATATGAAAAATCCATATCAGACTTTTGAACCTGGATTTAAACAAGGTAGCCCTGCATCAAGAAATCCAAAATTGCTTATTTCTAAGTCAATTAGAGAAATTGTAGCAAATAAGGTAAGTAATAACTTTAGGGCACAAGCACTATGACTCGTAGAACATCTATTGTAAAAGCAATTGCTGAAAAAATGCAAGTGCAATTAAACGGGATTACCTATCCATCAAATGTATATGGTAATGCCTATCCCTCACTAAAATTTTGGGATGAAGTAAATGATTTTCCTTGTGTATATATGAGTCCTGGCACTGAAATTCGTCAATACGAACTTTCAGCATTTGCTTGGGGCTTAATGAATGTAAGCATAAAGGTTTATGCCCGTGGAGAAGATGCTCAGCTACAACTCGAGCAGTTGTTAGAAGATATTGAGAAACTACTAGAAAATAACAAAAATCTAGTATACGACGCCACAAAAAATCTGATAACTACTGAATTCTTAGTAGTATCTATAACAACAGATGAGGGACTTCTAAAACCTTATGCTGTCGGAGAAATTAACATACAAGTACGTTATCAAGTTATGTATGTATAAGTAGCCATAAGGCTATTAACAAATCGTATCCTAACGCACCAATCACAGATAAATATCTAGTAATGTGTCCGCAGGATGCACAAAATTAAAGGAATTAGATAATGGCAGCAACATTTAATCTAGTAAGAAATAGTAGAGTATTCTACACTACTAATGTAAACGCAAATACCGGCGTAGTAGCCGCTAGCGGTTTTACTACTGGAAATACACTAGAACTTCAAGTTTTAGATGGATTTACTTTTGGTCAAACTTCAAACGCAGACACAATCACAATTTCTGAAGCAGGTGCTACACCTACTCGAGGTCAGCGATCTTTCAACACAAGTTTAGGTCAAGCGGACTTCTCGTTCTCCACCTATATTAGACCTTCTAAGGCCGGTACTGTAGGCTCCGTTGTAAAATGCGAAGAGTCAGTACTATGGAATTCCTTACTTGGTTCTGTAGCTATCGGTGCATCAAATGCTATTGGAGTTGATTATACAGCTGCTTTAACAACACCTACTGCTGTTGGTTATACGGGCGGTACTCTAACAGTTACTGGCGCCACTGGCGACTTAGTAGTTGGTGAAACAGTTATGATGACTGGTCACGCAACAGCAGACCATAATACTGCTATTCGGATTACTGCAGTTACTGCAGGTACTAGCTGGGAAGGTCAGTGGTTATCAAACCCTGCTACACCAAGCACAACAGCTGCAGACTATGACAATGTAATCTTACGCAGAACAGCTTGGAATGAACAAGGTACTGCTTACGCAGAAGTTACAACCTCTTTAAGTAACAAAAATCAACTAGTTAAGTTTGGTATGATTATGGTAGTTGATTCAATTACTTATGTAATTGATAACTGCTGTTTAAATCAAGCCGACATTCAATTTGGTTTAGATGGTATTGCAATGGTAGCTTGGACAGGTATGGGAACAGCCCTACGTCAAGTTGCAACAACAGCTGCATTTGCCACTACTACACCATTTGCAATTACTGGTGGACTAACTGGTAACTACACATACAAAAATACTACTGCTGATTTTATTACTAATAAGCTAAGTACTGTTACCCTAAAAACAGGTATCAAAGGTTCTGGAACCGCATACAATCTAGCCTTAACAGGTGGACAAGTAACAATTAACAATAATGTTACATATGTAACACCTGCTAACCTTGGCGTTGTTAATCAACCAGTAGGATACTACACAGGTACTCGTGCTATTTCAGGTAATGTAACAGCCTACTTACGTACAGGTACTACTAATACTGCAGGATTACTTAATACGTTACTAGCAGCATCTTCTACATCTGCTGGAATTGAGCCACAGTATCAACTTATTGTATATGTAGGCGGAGCTTCTGCTACTACACGTGTTGAACTTGAAATGCCAATGGCGTTTGTACAGATTCCAACAATTGATGCTCAAGCAGTTCTATCAACCACAATTAACTTTACTGCTGAAGGTCATATCAATGACGCAAGCGGTATTGATATCGAAAATACTAATGAACTAGAAGTTCGTTATTTCCGCGCTTAAGCGGTTTTTACAGGTGCCGGCTTGATCATCGGCACCTCTTTTTAGTGTTATTATAATAGGAAAAAAATCAATGTCAACAGCAGCACCTGCTCTATCATTAAAATCATTACTAGTACCCAGTAAAACAGTCGAAGTAGACTATCCTGGACTTAATGGATTCAAAGTCAATGTAGTATTTTTATCAAGAGAAAAACTTGTTGAAATTCGAAAGAAAGCAACAAAGACAGCTTGGAAAAATCGTCAAGCGACTGATGAACTAGACGATAAGTTGTTTCTACAACTTTACGTAAATGCTTGTATCAAAGGCTGGAAAGGCCTAAAACTAAGTTATCTTGAGCAACTAGCTCCAGTAGACTTAGCAGGACAAGATCTAGAAAGCGAACTGCCCTACGATCAAGATAATGCCCTATTCTTAATGCAGAGTTCTGCAAATTTTGACGCCTTTATTTCGGAAACTGTTAGCGAGCTAGCAAATTTCACGAAGACCAGTACATCGAGTTAAATAAGTTACTAAAATCTTACTTTGATAATAGCAGTCTTAAAATGACAAAAGAAGCATATTTTGAAATGTGCGAGGCACTTGGTAGTGAGCCTGAAGAGTCTGAGATCCCAGTGGATTTTGCAGATTTACCAGACGAAGTACAATATGCATTTGGAGTTTACGGTAAGTTACGAGATGAGTGGGATGGGTTCAATGGAGTGTATCTTGGAAAAAATTTCACAGGTATACTTGATATATTTAATATATTAGATGTG